CTTCCGCGGCCCGACCGAGACCGGGCTCGATGCGGAGTACTTCGCCCAGTTCGCCGGCGAGAAAGCGGTGACGGAACGTGGGCGTGGGGGGCAGGCGGTCCGGCGCTACGTCCAGGTGCGACCCCGGAACGAGGCGATCGACTTGAAGGTGCTGAACCTTGCGGCGCTCCATGCGTTAGGACCGCGGGTCCGGGAGGAGTTGGGGAAGTGGAGCGAGCGGGCGGCGCAGCAGGGGGTCGTGGCCGAGGCGGGGGCCGACGGGGTGCCACCGCCGCCACCGAAGCGGGCACCGAAGCCCCAGCGGCGGGCCGGCGGGTTCGTTGGAAGGTGGCGGACGTGAACGACCGCGCGTGGCTGGCCCTCCAAGTGCTGGCCCAGCAGGCGGGACCGTGGCAACTCCACCGCCCCGCCCTGCGGGTCTTCTTCTTCGTGGCGGCCGACCTGGACACCGACGAGTACCGGGCGATCAAACAGGTGCGCGTCGCCCGGGCGCTCGGCCTTGCCCAGCCCGCCGTCTCCAAGGCCCTCAATGAACTGGTCCGGGCCGACTACCTCCAGGCCGGCGACCCCATCCGGACCTCCAAGACCTACCGCCTCAACCACCTGGTCGCCGCCGTCCAAGCCCTGTACGCCGCCTAACCTGGACTTCCGGTATACACAACGGATTTATATGAGTCTGGCACGATTATTGATCGTGCCACGGTTCTGCGTTAGCGTCTGTCCTAGACATGGCGCCGACCACTCCAACTGGCGAGCCGACGCTCCTGACCGCTGGCGACACGTGGCGCTGGCGGGTCGCTGACCATCCCGACTACCCGTATTCCGAAGGCTGGACCCTCAAGTACCGCCTGAGCGGGGTGACGGTCCTGTCGTTCTCGGCTACCTGGCAGACGAGCGGCGACGATGCCAACCACTGGCTCGTCTCGGTGGCCTCCACCTCCACGGATACCGAAGTCACCGCCGGCCGCTACCGGCTGTTCGGGTACATGGAAGGGTCGGGGACCTACGCCGCCCGGCTCCATGAGGTCTACGACGACGTCGTCGTGGTCGGGAATGACCCGCGGCAGGCCACGGCCGGCAGTTTCCAGACCCACGCCGAGCGCACGCTGGCCGTGATCGAAGCGGCCCTCGAAGGCCGGCTCGACACCGACATCGAGTCCTACCAGATCGCCGGCCGGGCGGTCTCCAAGATCCCGGTGGTCGAGCTCATGAAGCTCCGGGGTCGGTACGCGGCGCTGGTGCAGCGCGAGCGGGCGAAGACCACCGGCCGCCGCCACCTCGTGAGCTTCCCCATTGTCTAGCCTCCGCGCGGCCCTCCGGTTCGTGGTGCGTGATGCCCACGACGCCCTGACCTACGGCGGGGTGGCGGCGGTGTTCGTCGGCGTGACGGGCGAGTTCGGGCTCTGGTGGGCGTTGATCGCGGCCGGGCTCGTCCTGCTGGCCTTCGCGTTCAAAGGGCTCCGCTGATGGGCTTCGTCCGGAGTCTCGTCTCGCGCCCGCGCGCCACGTACAGCGGGGCGGCCGTCAATCGGCTCACGCTCGACTGGATCATGGCGCATCGGAGCGCCGACCAGGAGATCCGCGGGGCCCTGATCGACCTCCGGGTCCGGTCCCGGGAGCTCGTGCGCAATACGCCGTGGGTCCGGCGCTACGTCCGCCTCCTCCGGCAGAACGTCGTGGGGCCGCACGGGATCCGGCTCCAGGCGCGGCTCCAGCGTCCCGGCGGGCTGGCCCTGGACACCGCGAACGAGGCCGTCGAGGCCGCCTGGGATGCGTGGGGGAAGGTCGGGACCTGCACGGCGGACGGGAAACTGTCGTGGCGGGGGCTCCAGGGCCTGGTCATGACGAGCGTCGCCGCGGATGGCGAAGTCCTGCTCCGGATCCTGCGCGGCTTCGACAATCCGTTCGGGTTTGCGCTCCAGGTGCTGGATCCGGACCAACTGGACGAGAAGTACAACGTCACACCGACGGACGGCGGCAACGAGATCCGCATGGGGGTCGAGCTCGATGCGTGGGGTCGGCCCGTCGCGTATCACATCTGGTCGGGGCATCCATCCGAAACCCAGCGGTCCCGGGCACGCCTCCGCGTCCCTGCCGCAGACATCATCTTCCTCGGTGAACCGGATCGCCCCGCCCAGACGCGCTACGTCCCCTGGATCGCGTCGGTGATGCTCGACCTCAACATGCTCCGCGGCTACTTCGAGGCGGAGCTGGTCGCGGCCCGCGTCGCGGCTTCGCAAGGCGGCTTCCTCACCCGCGATGCCGATGACCTCGGCGACAGCCTGGACACCCAGGAAGACCCGGCGGCGCCGATCCAGATGGATGTGGAGCCGGGGACGTTCACCGAGCTCACGCCCGGCATGAAGGTCGAAGCCTTCACCCCCCAGCATCCCACCGCGGCCTTCCCCGATTTCGTGAAAGGCATCCTGCGGTCGGTCGCCACCGGACTCGGCGTCTCGTACAACGCGCTCGCCAACGATCTCGAGGGCGTGAACTACAGCTCGATCCGGGCCGGGATGCTGGATGAGCGCGACAGCTACCGCGACATCCAGCAGTGGCTGATCGAGCACTTCCACCAGCGCGTGTACGACGCCTGGCTGCCGTGGGCGTATACCGCGAACCGACTCGACGCCCGGGTGCCGCTGGCCCGCTACCAGGCCATCACGTGGCAGCCGCGTGGCTGGGCGTGGGTCGATCCCGAGAAGGACGTGAACGCCGCGATCCTCGCCCGCCAACACCACATGGGGAGCCGGCAGCAAGTGCTTGCCGGGGTCGGGCTCGAGTTCGAGGAAGTCCTGGACGATCTCGTGAAGGAAGAGCGGATGATTCGCGAGCGCGGGCTCGCGCCGGCCCCGACCGCCACGCCCGGTGGGAACGGGAAGCGGCCGGAGAAGCGTGAGGAGGATGAGAGTGTCGAGGCGCTGCTCCGGTCGGTACGGAATGGAGGTCGCTGATGGCTGAATCCAGGCGGCGCCCGGCACGCCGCGTGATCGAGACTATGCTCACGATCCCGTGGGCCCTGTCGGAGGACTACGCCCGTCGGATGCTGGCGATTGCCCAGCGGCAGACGCTGGGACCCGAGGCGGTGGCGGCGGAGCTCGGCGAGCCGCTCGCCAACACCCGGAGCGTCACCGTGCGGGAAGGCGTCGCGACCATCCCGATCGTGGGACCGATGTTTCGCTACGCCGACCTGTTTGCGGAGGTCTCCGGGGCGACGTCCTACGAGTCGCTGGCCCGGGACATCACCGCGGCGCTCGAGGACTCGAAGGTCCAGGCCATCCTGTTCGACGTGGACAGCCCCGGCGGCGAGGTCTTCGGGGCGGCGGAACTCTCGGACCTGATCTACAACGCCCGCGGCACGAAGCCGATCGTGGGGCACGTGGGCGGGTTCTGCGGCTCCGCGGCCCTCTGGGTTGTCTCGGCAGCCGACGAAGTGGTCGTGACGAGCGTCGGGATCATGGGCAGCGTCGGGGCCATGATGAGCATTACGGTCCCGAATCCCGATCGCCAGGCCGAGCTGTTCGGGGAGCAGGACGTGGAGTTCGTGTCGAGTCAGAGCCCCAACAAGAACATCGACCCCACCAGCAAGGCCGGCCAGGAGCAGTACCAGGCGATCGTCGATTACCTCGCCGGGGTCTTCATCGCGGATCTGGCCCGCAACTACGGCGTGACCGAAGCCAAGGTGCTGGGCAAGTTCGGCCAGGGCGGCCTGTTCGTCGCCCCCGATGCCGTGAAGGTGGGCATGGCGAGCCGGGTGGCGAGCTTCGAGGCCACCCACCAACGGCTGGCGACGGCGGAGCGGCCCCTGCTGGGTCGTCGGCCGGCGCGGATGGCCGGGACGGCGAACCGACTCGCGGCCCTGCTCCAGGCCGTCCATCTCGACGACGCAATCCGGCCGGCGGCGGTGCTCCGCGTCTCCCCCCTCATTACGGCGCGCGAGCTCCTCACGGCGCGCGCGATCGTTTCCGACGACGGATCAGCCGTCGCCGATTCACCGGCCCCGAAGGCCGACCCACAGGAGGATCGCACCATGGCAGGCGACGCCACGGCCGCGGCCCCGGCTTCCGGGGCCCCCGACGCACTGGCGGACTTCAAGGTCCGGCTCGCGTCCATCACCAACCTTTGCCTCACCGCGGGCGTGCCCGAGAAGGCCACGGAGTACGCCACCAGCCCCAAGTCCATCGCGGACATCTCCGCGGAACTCATGGCCCACCTGCGGCAGTCGGCCGGCCAGCCCGCCACGATCGAGGTGCCGGAGGGCACCGTGGTCCGAGTCGGCGCGGACCGGGAAGCCGACCGCCCGTTCACCTCGCTCGGCGAGCAGCTCTCGGCCATCGCGGCCGCCGCCGCCCCGGCCGGGGTGCGGATCGGGGCGTTCGTGGGTGGGAGTGTGGACAAGCGCCTCGGGCGCCTCAACGCCACCATCAGCGGCGGCAGCACGAGTGTCGGTGGGGACGGGGGCTTCCTCGTGCAGAAGGACTTCACGGTCGACCTCATGAAGGAAGCCTTCGGTGGGGACGAGATCGTGAAGCGGTGCAGTGCGACCGAGATCGGTGCCAACTCGGACAGTCTCGAAGTGGTCACGGTCGACGAGACGTCCCGCGCGACCGGCTCCCGCTGGGGGGGCGTGCAGATCTACCGGGTGGCCGAGGGCGGCACGGCCACGGAGAAGAAGCCGAAGATCGGGAAGTGGGAGCGGCGCCTCGAGGATCTGATGGGGGTCGCGTACATGACCGAGCGGCTCATGCAGGACGGTGGCGCGATGGCGCAGGTGTTTCGCGAGGCGTTCACCGACGAGTTCGGCTTCGTGGTCGGGGACGAGGTCTACCGCGGCACGGGCGCCGGGCAGTGCCTCGGGCTCACGGTCGCGGCGTGCACGGTCTCGGTGGCGAAGGAGACCAACCAGGCGGCGGACACCGTCGTGGCCGAGAACATCATGAGGATGTGGGCGCGTGTGCTCCCGCGGGCCAAGGCGCGCGGCGTCTGGTTCATCAACACCGAAGTCACCCCGCAGCTCGATGCGCTGAACCTCGCGGTCGGCACCGGTGGGGCGCTGGTCTACATGCCGGCGGGTGGGCTGGCCGATACGCCGTACGGGCGGATCAAGGGCCGGCCGGTGATCGAGATCGAGCAGGCGTCGGCGCTCGGCGATTTCGGCGACATCGCGTTCGCCGACCTGACCTACTACAAGCTGATCACCAAGGGTGGGATTCAGGAAGCCGAGTCGATCCACGTCCGGTTCCTGTACAACGAGCGCACGTTCCGCTGGGTGTCGCGCGTGAACGGGGCGCCGAAGCTGAACTCGGCCATCACGCCCTACAAGGGCGCGGCCGGTGCCGCCCTGTCCCCGTTCGTGATGCTCGCGGCTCGCGCGTAGTCGTCGTCCACTGCAGGAGGAGAACCAACCATGAACGGCCTTTTCATCGAGCAAGCCCACGTTGAGGTGGGCCTGGCGGCCGTGGCCGACGTCTTCGGTGCCGACGGCGTGGGCTCGGACGTGTTCAGCATGAAGAAGCACAACCGGATCGTGTTCGTCATCCACTGGGGGGTGGGCACGACCGGCGTCAACAAGTTCACCGTCGAGGCGTGCGACGACGTGACGCCGTCGAACACCACGGCGATCCCGTTCCACTACCGGATCCTCACCGCCGAAGGCGATCCCGGGGCGGTCACGTACGCCTCGGTGGCGGCGACGGGCTACTCCAACGTGGCGGGCTCGAACCAGGTGATCCTGGTCGAGGTGACCGCCGCGGAGGTCAAGGCCGCGGGGTACGACTTCGTCCGGCTGTACGCGGATGAGACGACGGACGCCGCGGTGCTCGGCGGGGTGCTCGCGATCCTGCTGGATCCGATCTACGCCGAAGGCGAGCTGTCCACGGTGGCGTAGGGATGATG